TGATACTGGTATTAAAGTTGGTAAACAAATAGGTGACAAAACAAAAGCAGTTTATGATGCTAGAGGAGAACTAGGTGCTGCATTAAAAGAAGATTTAAAGCCTATTTCTGATGCAGCTAAAAGAGTATATGATGCTAGAGGTGAGTTAAAAGCAGCAGCACAAGAAGATGTAGCTGCAATTAGAGAACAGTTTGAAAAAGTAATAGGCTCAAGAAAAGAAAGTATAGAAGTACAGAAAAGAGAACAAGCTAAATCCCAGATGAAAGATGCAGGATTTAGAGCACCAAAGAATGAACCTATCGCTGACCCTTGGCAAGGAGCTACAACTTCTAACAGTAGTGCATCTAGAGTCAATAAAGATATGAAACGCATGAAAAAAGAATGGGGTGCTGAAGAAGGTAGCACAGGTTCTATGCTTTCTAATACTCAAATTGACAGAATGTCTAAGGGTACAGGTGAAACTGACAAAGTAATAAAAGAAGTTCTTGGTAATTTTAGAAGTCAAGGATTTATTAAGGAACTAGAAGCTACTGCTAGAAGTCAAGGTAAAACATTGCAAGAAAGTATTGGTGAAGATCTTGATATGTTCAGATCAGTTTACGAAGGTAGAAATACAAGCGACGTAACTACTGACCAATTCTTTAAAAAGTTTACTAAGAAACAAAGACCTATATACGACAAATCTGGTAAGAAAGTTGGTGAGTACATGCAACCTATGTACATTAAAGCCTTAGATATGGTAAACACATCTTTGTTTAATGACATACGAGATGCTGGAATTACTGCTAGAGAACTAGCCGACATAGCTGACCTAAAAGACATTGACGGTCCAGCTCAACAAATGGTAGAAAAACTGATTGCTGGTTTAAGACTTAGAAAAATATCTAGTGCAGAAGCATCCCAACAGCTTGCAGAAATTGGTGATTCAAGATTAAGAAAATCAGGAAAAGAGTTTGCAGAACAAATTGACCAACAAGTACAAGATAGTATAGATGCGTTTCGTGTAGCTCTACAAATGACTACCGAACAAGACGGTGATGAAATATTTAAGACTATATTTGAAGGTATATCTATGGCTGACGGTGTACACACACTAGATGATCTTGACGTATTTATGCGTAAGAAAATGAGAGGTGGTACATTTGCTGGTGATAAGAAAAAGACTGGTGCATTCTTGAGAGAGATGGGTACTATGTTTACTCATAGTGTTTTATCTGGACCTAAAACATCAGTTCGCGCAATCATGGGTACATCAACCGCAGCATTTACCAGACCTATGGCTATGGCTATGGGAGGTGTAATGAAAGGAGATGCAACTATAACTAGAGCTGCATTATCTTCTCTTAATGCTATGCGTGAGATGGTTCCAGAATCTTTCAAATATTTTAGAAAAAGATTAAATAGTTACTGGGCTGGTGATTTATCTACAATGAAAACTAGATTTGTAGAAAGAAATAAACTAGACGACCAATGGCAAATGTATGGACATTGGGCAGAAACAAGAGGTAATACAGTAGATAAGGCGTTATATCGTACAGCTAACATGGTTAGAGGTTTGAATGACAGTAGTCTTCTTACATATTCTACTAAGATTATGGCAGCTACTGACGATACCTTTGCACTAATGATAGGTAGAGCTAGAGCTAGAGAAAAAGCATTTCTAGCTGCTGCTGACAGATTACCTGATGGTAACTTCAGTAACCTAGATCAAACATTTTTTAAGAATCAAGAAGATTTATTTAATCAACAGATCTTTAAACCTGATGGTAGTTTAGCTGACGAAATGGCTGACTTCAGTAGAAGAGAAGCTACACTTACTCAAGACCTAACTGGTTTTAGTAAGAGCTTAGCTAAAGCATTTGACGAAGCACCATGGGCTAGACCTTTTTTCCTATTTGCTAGAACTGGTGTTAATGGATTAGCATTGACTGCTAAACATACTCCCGGTTTTAACTTTTTTGTTAAAGAATTTAACGACATAGCTAAAGCTAAACCCGGAGATGATCTTTCTGACTTATTACAGTATGGTATAAAAACACCACAAGACTTGATGAATGCTAAAGCTATACAGAATGGTAGATTAGCTATTGGTTCTGCTGCCATAAGTATGGCGTCTATGGCATATCTTAGTGGTAACTTACATGGTAATGGACCAACAGATAGAAAGCAAAGACAAGCATGGTTAGACATGGGATGGAAACCAAGGACTATAAAACTTGGCGACGTCTGGGTAAACTATGATGCCTTTGAACCATACAACCAAATACTTGCATTAGTAGGAGATATAGGAGATCACCAACAGTTAATGGGTGAAGAATGGGCTGAAGATAGATTATTAAAACTAGCTATGGCAATGGGAAGTACAGTTACAAGTAAATCTTATTTAGCTGGTATGCAATCTTTCGTAGATTTATTTTCTGGTCAACCCGGACAATCTAATAGAATTATTGCTTCTTTAATGAATAACACAGTGCCTTTATCTGGTCTTAGAAATGAGATAGGTAAAGTACTAACACCATATACAAGAGAGCTAGGTTCTGATTTACAAAGTTCTATAAGAAATAGAAACTTAATAACTGAAAACATAGCAACAGACCCGTTACCTATTAAATATGATATATTAACTGGTAGACCTATTAAAGATCACGACTTTATAACTCGTATGTTTAATGCGTTTTCACCTGTTAACTTTAACTTAGATTATTCTCCCGGTAGAGAGTTTTTATTTGACAGTGGTTATGATATGAGAACTTCTACATACACCGCTCCAGATGGTACAGATTTATCTGACAGTCCAAAGGTTAGGTCAATGTTCCAACAAGCTATAGGAAAACAAAACTTACTAGCTACCTTTGATAAAATGGCTGAGTCAGAAAACATGCAAACATCCCTTGCAGAAATGCAATGGCATCGTAAAAATGGATTAGCAGATGTTGAACCAAAATCATTCCCACACTACAAACGAATTGCAAAAGAGTTTGACAAGGCTAAGAAACGAGCTTGGGCAAGCATTAAAAAAGATAACGACGTCCAAAAATTGTTACTTGAAGAAAGAAATCAAAAAATAAAAAATAGAAAAGCAAACAAAGGTACAATAGATAAAATTCTAGAAATGCCTAAATAAACATAAGGTGGAAAACCAATGGCAGTACAAACAACTGAAGAATTTAAAAATGGCGGTGCCACCTCATACGCTATTACAATAGAATATTTAAAAGCAAGCGACATCAAGGTAAGAATTGGTGGAACTTTACAAACTTATGTAGCAAGTAACCCAAGTTCTGGTGAATACACCGTAAGCGGTACAACAGTAACTCTTGGAGCACAAGCTGCCTCAGGAACAGGAAACGTACATATATATAGAGAAACAGATGTAGATACAGCAGCAGCCGTATTTGCTGCTGGTTCTTCTATCAGAGCAACCGATCTTAATGCCATACATGACATGGCAAGAATGGGTGTGGCTGAAGCTAGAAGTTTGATTATAAATGCTGATATTAGAGATGATGCTGTAACTACAACTAAAATAAAAGATCTAAATGTTACAAGACCTAAAATAGCTAATGATGCTATTGATGGTACAAAAATAGCTGATGATGCTGTTGACTCTGAACACCTAGTAGCAGACTCAATAGATACAGAACATTATGCTCCCGGGTCAGTAGACAATACAGCTCTTGGAGCAGACTCTGTTACAGGTGCTAAAATAGCTGACGATCAGATTAATTCTGAACATTATATAGCTGGTTCTATAGACCATGAACATTTAGCTAACGATATAATAGATGGTGATAATATTCAAAATGACGTTATCAATTCTGAGCATTACGTAGCTGGGTCAATAGATCACGAACACTTATCTAACGATTGTGTAGACGGTGATAATATACAAGATAATTCTATAAATTCAGAGCATTATGTAGACGGTTCTATAGATCATGTACATTTAGCTAACGACATTATTGACGGAGATAACATACAAAATGATGTAATTAACTCTGAGCATTATGTTGCTGGTAGTATAGACCATGAGCATCTATCTAATGACTGTGTAGATGAAGATAACATTCAAGATGATTCAATTCGAGCTGAACATATAAAAGAAAACGAAGTTACTGATTCTGAAATTGCAACAGGTACTTTAGATAATAGATATTACACAGAAGCTGAATTAAACGGTGGTCAATTAAATAGTCTATATTTTACAGAGTCTGAAATACTTGGTGGTGCTGCTGACAGCAGATACTACACAGAGACTGAGCTAAATGCTGGTCAATTAGACAACAGATATTTTACAGAAACTGAACTTACAGGTGGTGCCTTAGACGGTAGGTACTACACAGAAACAGAAGCTGAAGCTAGATTCCTTAGACAAGACTCTTCTGAAACTATAGCTAGTGGACAAACTTGGTCTAATTCTGACGCATTCGTAGCTACTACTGCTGCTATTAACGCTAGGATTATTGACCTTATTGACGAGGTTGGTGGTTTTACAGCTATTGCAAACCAAACAAGTTTTCCAGCAACAAACCCACAGGGAGCTACAGGACAGTCAGCTATATTAAGTATTGCAGCTACAACTGCAACTCTGACTCCGAGCAATGGAACTATAACCATACCTAACGGAGCTGGTACAGGAAACACTGTTACTATTACTGGTGCACCAACAATACCTCAAAACTTTGGATTCTTAGTAGAGTCAACAACTACAACACATACATATAGTTTTCATAGATTAGTACCTATAGCAACTCAGGTTAATACTGTTGCTTCTAACATTACTAACATTGTTAATGCTGGTGCAAACGTTGTAGATATAAATAACTTTGCTGACCTATATCAAATTTCAAATAGTGCGCCTACACAAAGACCCAGCTAAATGCTGCTCAATTAGACAACAGATATTTTACAGTAACTAAACTTACAGGTGGTGCCTTAGACGATAGGTACTACGCTGATACATAAGCTAACGCTAGATTCCTGAGACAAGACTCTTCTGAAACTATAGCTAGTGTACAAACTTGGACTAATCCGCACGCATTCGTGTCTACTACATCTATCATTAACGCTCGACTAATTGACCTGATTAGCGTGGTTGGGTGGTTATAGACATTTAAAAAACAA